GCACTTCCTACCGGAGGTGTTTTTCCTTCAGCATATCCACTGGTAGCAGCAAAATTAGATCCTGTATTGCCAATCTTCGTTGACATCGGAGTCTGAGCATTTTGCCCCATGATTCCCATGATGACGGGGACCTGTTGGTCTTGTCCGTCCATGAAGAATCCAAAGACAAAATTACCCTGACGTAATGCAGAAGTTGTACTTGCATTTGCTTGTCCACCACCAGCAGTGATGGGATACATGACATTCGCCCAAGGCAACTGATCTGAAGGAATAGACTCCTCTTCCTTATCATGGAGACCCATGATGCGAACTTTATATCGCCTGCCCCATCCAGGGATACTATTTGGATCTTCAAATTTTCCAGACAGTGAATTATTTCTCCATTCAGAATCGTCGGCAACTTGACCGATCCACCAAATAAATTGTGTTCCTAAAAAACCAGGATCAAATAGTGTTCCTCCTTCCATCAGTCCTCGTAAATTCTACATTCGTCTGTTTCAGGATTCTCATCACAATACATTTCTAATGCTGAGGGATCGTGATGATCTTCTGGATGTGCTTTATGGTATGTCTCAAGATGATCTAACTCATCTGCAGTATGACGGCGCATTTGTGGAGAAATGGTTGGATCTTCGAGAATTTGTTTATCCTTTTCGATATGAGTCTCTATATTTTTTTCCATAATAGTAATTAAAAAGTAGTTGTGGTATCGTATGATGCACTTGATACCGTTCTTTGGTATGAAGGTTGTGTACCAGGAACTTTTGTTTCCGTGGCTGGTTTGCCTGTTTGTGGTGTTTTTCCCATTCTTCCAAAAGAATCTCTTACCAAATTTAACTTTGTATAAGTTCCTTGTGCATTAACTAAATGACATAATGCTGATATAATATATAGACCACCAATTTGACGGTCAATATCGTCATTCTTTGTATCCTTCTGTGCTGATGGTGCATCAAAGTATATTGCATCACCTGCATGTAGAGAAAAATCACCAGGAACAGTGATCTCAATCTCAGAAGCATACAGTTGATTATAACGCATAATTGCCTGATTGGTAATCAGTTCAGGTCTAAAGTTTGGATCCTTTGACTTTTCAATCTGTTGTTTCGTGCTCCCTGATGGTAGTGTCCCAGTGTCTTTTATAATATAAGTTGTCCTTGAGAACTGTTTGTTTTTGCCTTGACGGTTAAACTCTGGGTTCAGAACTGGTAGTTCCTTTCCCCCTTTCTTCAAAGAATCCTCGACTCCATCATCTCCTGTAGCCTTTGGATTCAAGACTTCATACTTCATGTTGGGTCCAGGATCAAACAAAATAATTCGTGTTGATTGAGATCCTGCCTGCATCTTTTCTTGAACATTGATGCGATTGTCCTTTGAGAATGTTAATGCTTTCATATCATATCCTTCTGGGATGTTAGCACCTCTTGAGTCAGGAGTTTCATTATAGATAATTGACTTCTTCTTCTCCTGACTCAGTAGAGTATCAATTGATTTGAAATGATATCCTTTTGAGGTTTCGTAGAAGAAAAATCCTGCAGTCTTTCCAGGTGTTATATCAGTGGGAGCACACTTCTTAGATAACCAGTTCAATGTGTAGTATGGTTTCCATTGACCAGGAATCTGATTCAACTCTGTTGTATCTTCAATGTCGGTGATATCTTTTTCAGTTTCTAAGAAGTTGGTCAGTATCTCTTTGACTGTTTCTGATACCTTACCATTAAATCTTTTATTGATTCTAACCTCATCATTGAGAATATATTCTTTTGCAACTAAGTGAAGATTGTTGAGACCTTTTGTTGTTTTGTCTTCTACTGGAGTTACTTTATTAATATAGAAAGTAAATTCTATTCGTTCATTATTATTATCTTTAATTTTAAATTCTACTTTTTCACTTCCAACGATAGGTAACCCCTCAAGAGCACTCTTATTATCAATCGCACTTCCAGAGTCAGTAAAGGAAACAGTTGCCATTACAGAGTCTTGAAGAAGACTCTCATAGTACAACAACTGTACTACACCATTTAAGATAGATACAGTCTTACTTTGATCTTTATTTGAAAAGATATCCAACCTTTCAATAAAAGCCGGATTAGACTGAGCACCAGTTACTTTTTTCTCTGACATGTTTATTACCTCTTAGTTCTATTTAACGCATATACAAGATATCGCTGAATGCTTCCTTTCCTTTAGCAATGATAGTGTTAGTCGTCGTCTTTGCTTTTTCATATGCATTACCAACTGTATTTTGAATTGGTTGTGGGATAGGAACTGGAATCACTTCTGGCATATCATATGATGCATATTTTCCAAGAACATCCATCACTGATTTTCCATCTGCTTTGTTTATAGCATTCAAGAATCCAGGAAGTGTCTTCTCAAGTGCCTTTGTGGTGTCATGATCAAGAACAAATTCAATACCACCCATATTTTTAAACAGTCCCTTACCAATGAATCCACCTTTATCCTTTACTTCAATGTGCATATGTTCAGGGTGTCCATATGATCCAGGACCAGACTTACCACCATCTTTGTAGAATCCCCATGTATCATGAATTAGCATTTTGATTGCAGAATTATTCTCAAGTGAATTCAATACAGGAAGATATGATTGTTTATACCCTGGGTCTCCTCCCTTAAAATTAGTGACATCAATTGCTCTAGATTCATAGTGACCACGACCACTATGCACATTAGATACTGATCCCTCACCAGGAGTATATGCACCACCAGATGTATCCTTAGTAAAATCTGGATGTTCTGCAACAGTAAATCCTTTATTAGTCAAGTCTTTACCAATGGCGACAACATTACTACCTCCAACTTTAACATCACTATTTCCTGATGCTGTAGTAGGAGCAGTGGGAGTAGAACCAAGGTTTGATTTAGTAGTTCCTGAGGTTTCTCCTTTCTCCGTTTTGTTGCCAACCAATGGTTTATTTGGATCACCACCAACAATGAACTTAGCAATAGTAGAAAGGTCTGGCAGTTTCTTTGCCATGTTATCCATACTATTCTTTAATCCACCAAGTCCAGCTGCACCGATTACTGCTTCCTCTCCCTCTTGAATTTGTGGAATAAAATCACGAGCAAGCATATAAGTGTCAATTACCATTGACACTGGGGGACCAGGAGCAAATCCAAAGGCACCAGATAAATCAAATGCACCAGATATACCTTCTAAAAGTCCACCAAAAGTATCTCCCTGAGCAATTCTATCATAAGCAAATAAGAGGTTTACAATACCACCAAGAATTGGTATTGCTTTCGCTCCTAATTTTTTCGCTATACCCTCAGTGGATCCAGCACCAATTTTCTTTAGAACACCATCAACTTTATCAAAACCTGGTATCTTCTTCAGAACATCACCAAACTTTTTACCAAGAGACTTTACTTTCTCAAGCAAAGGTTTGAATATTGGTTGTAAAGGTTCAATGATTTTTTTAACAAATGCTTCCTTTGCTTTATCACCAAGACCTTTTACTGCATTACCTAATGCTTGAGTTCCCTGTTTGAATTTGTTAGCAAGAAAATCTTTTGCCTTGATTACATCATCATATCTCTTCTTGGCAATGTCTGCCATTCCATCATAGGCATTTTTAATAGTACTACCAAATCGTTTCCCAAGACCACCAATAAAATTACCTGTCCCTACAGCACCTTTGTATATTGACTTACCAAAGTCAGTAGCACCTTTTACAAATCTATTGTTAGCAATTCTATCAAATAATCCTCCACCTCTCCTTGCAAGATTTTGTACTGGTTTACTTTGAACAACATTTGTTACTGCTGTTCTACCTCTTTGAGCTACACTTCGTCCAGCATCAACAACAGGTGCAAGTCTTTGTGCGACTCGCTGCATCCTACGTTGTCTTCGGAGTTTTTGTATATTCCTTGCTCTATCCCTTACTTTTTTCGGATCAAATCTTCTTGGTCGTCTTGGTCTCTTTGGTCTTCTTGGTCCACGTTGACGACCACCCATAGTTGCCATGGCAGCAATCAATGCCAAGTTCAGCATTGTATTGATTGCACCAGACAATTTATCGAAGTTGGCTAATGCATCTTCACCTAACTTATCACCAATAAACTTTCTACCAGAGTCGTAAATCTTATATCCAAAGTCAACAAGATTAACAAATCCCTCTAATAGTTT